GTAAACCTTAGGCTTTCATCTATGGATAGAGTCCTACCATTATCCTTCATCTACTACTCCTTAGCTGAGCAGTTACGCATTGCTGCCATCATCTCTAGCACATTCCACACTCCCGTCGTTGTGTTCTCCTTGGACCCTCGTTGGACTGACGCCGACGCCCTATCTCACCAAGGCCTACGTTATCTCAGGTCCGGCAACGAACTTGCTGTTCTCTCCAGGGCCGCCCAACGAACTTTCATCTGTCCATCTCAATACACCGAATACACAACCATCCCATTGGACTGTGACGAACTCAATGTGCGATGGCCCGTTCACGCTCAATCTCCCGCAGACGCTCTCGATCATTGAGCGCCAGTCGTCGTCCGAGCCGACCACGCCGGTCCATTCTAGACCGCATCGGCCGTGCCTTTCAACGAGTCCTTGCCAATCCAACTGCTGTGGTAGCCTTCGTCGTATGCGCGATCTTAGCTGTTTCCCATACATCAGATCCAGCCAAATCAATCGTGGTTACCCTCGGGCAGAAGCTCCAAACTGTCAATGCCCTCAAATTCATCGGGGACTTCATCACAGAACATCCGGAACAGACGATAGGCGCCGTAGCTGTTTCTGCTGCGGTACTCAGCTCAGCTCGACGCTCAGAGAAGTTTGCTTATATGATCGGGGCAATCCTGGTCGTATATGTGTTGCCTGCAACAGATGCTTGGACATATGGCGCTTGGGCCGCCGCCCTGGCGTTATTTCTCCAACTCCGAACCATCGAGGATCGCATTCTCCTCAGCGTCTTTGCTCTCGGCGTTTATGTCTGGACTCTCCAGACTCAACAGACAGCTCCTCCAGCACAGTAAGCAGCCCGGAGAATTCAAGCGGGATGTACACACCACCCGCCGGGTCCGATTTTCTCGCCCGACGTATCAAGGCCATGCTTATTCTACCCCTCGCCTTATCCATCATAACATCCATTCTGCCTCCCGCCTCCGCCGCGCCCAAACAAATACCAATCGCCAACTTCAACGAATTCCTCATCAAGAATCGTCTACCACCATATCTTCCCTTCAGCATCAACGATTCGAAACTGTTCCACTACTACCCACCGTTACAGTTGAGACGCCGGTGTGTTGAGATTCTACACACCAGTAAACTTGCTCCTGCCGATTGTAGCCTGCCTTCGTATTGTGGTCAGGTCCATTGGTCAACCTTCCAATCCACCTGGTACGGGAGCGAAGTTGGCGCATGTGTTGGTACAGGCGTCCATCCGCCTGTTAGGTACGAGCCATCTCCATTTTATCATATCCTCAATCAGGGAAAGTGGTTCCGGTCCCATACCATCATAAGTACCAATCAACCATATCCTTATCCCATTGTCAAAATTCACAAGATAGACACACAAGCCACGCTCTCAGAACTCCGCCTGCTTGAGGGCCCAGACGAGTGGCTTTTGGTCACTGCTCGCCAGCTTGACTTCTCCTTATATGTCACCGACAATCTTGACGAACCCAAATATCCTAAGTACGACTGGCTTGGAAGCGGTGGCTCTTACTGTTTGGTACAGCCTGACCGGTTCTTCCCACTTCAACCCCTTGCACGCGCCGACAACCCTGACTCTCTACTCGAGGTCTTACCCGTCTTGGTATCAGCAGACATCAAGATATCCAACATCCACCGAGACGTTAACACAACCGGACTTTGTTATCCTCTCTCCACCTACTGCGTCTTTCGGTCCGGTTATGTCGACAGCCACTCTAACATCTCACAGGCTGTCACTTGTGATCCATTTAAGATGACGACGCAGTATAACATCCCTGGGTATTCCTGGCTCAAGAAGGCAATCTTGTTTTTTATTGAGTCAGTCGTTGACACTCTCATTTCCATCATATTGTCTCTCTTTGATGAGTTCTTATCTTTACTGAGGACTCTCAATGAGAAGTACCGTGTCTTCGAATACCTCGCTCTCATTGGGTTCTGCCTCTGGCGTTTCCAGAACCCCTGGCCAACTGTATCAATTGTTGGCTTCACTTTGGCCATGATCGGCCTTGCACGGTAGATACTACCGTTATATCGTCTGACCTACTACACTGGTGCCACTGACAGCTAATAACGCGGTCAACACCACTATTCTGGGTCAGGCTGGACTTGGTAATTGGGCATCTGCCAACCCCACTGTACGGGCCCATACCGAGACGGATGCAGCCCCTCTTCAGGAGGCCATGCACCCTCTTACCAGTCCTGGATAGGTGCTGTACCTATTCCTATATGGGGGAACACAGCAGCCATCGATAGATAAGTCGTCATACGCCCTATCATGGTT